GAGAATCTTGTTTCGAGCCGCTTGTGGGGACTTTGGCGGAAGCAGAATGTACAACCGCAGCATCAAGAAAAACGTGCGGGAGTTAACAGCATCAGCCAAAGACCTCCGAGTCTTGGGCAGATATTCCTTCCACGCAGCGTCAAAGCGGGACGTATCGACTGTGACGGTTGGAGTCATTTGGTCTTAGCTCCAAGCTCAAGAGCGTAGTAAGCACCGGAGCCGTCACGCTTTGCAGACATGATCCGCATTTGTCGCCCATCGTAGGTCACAAGACGACCCACCACCGGAATCATTTTGCCAAAAGTCAGAAGCAAACGGTCAGTGTTTTCTTGGAGGAGCAGACTTCCGCTCTCCTGCAAAAGTCGGTCAGCGGTGAAACCAACGTCACAAGACCAGACCGAAGCGTCAACGGTTACAAGTGTTGAGTCAGCCAACCTCCAGTCGCTGAACTTAACCAAGATCCGCGCTTGGACGTTATCTTGGAAACCACCGGCAATAACCGAGTTAGCATCAGTAATTGCAGCGGGTAGACAGCGCACCAGCACTCCCTGCCACAAAAACGATGGGTTTCCCATCGCGCTCTGTAGCACAGACATCCCCAACTGGAGACTGGTTGCGATTAGATTCACGAAGTGAAGTAAGTGCCACTGACAATGAGTCGGGAGGTTGCTTGCAGGTGACCAGCAAGACTAGTTGCGTCTCCATTCTCAAAATGCGAAAGCTCGCAATAGCTAGTGCCATTGATAGCTCTAGCGATCACAGCGGTCTTGGCTTGATTGGTCCCGTTATCAAGCCAGACAGAAAACGCTGCTTCATACAAAACCGGATCAGGAAGAGTCAATCGAAGGTTGCCGGTAGCACTACCAGTAACGGAATTGATCGTCAGATCAACAGTAAACGTGCTGACAAAACCAATAGAAGTATGGCGAGCCGTGTTAGTAGTAAACGCAAACGTGCGACCACCACCGGAATCCGTGAGAGCGGGAGTCCACGCTGTTGGAGAAACCAACGGTAGCGCACTATACAACTCCGTAAAGTTGTCATTAGCTTTGATCCAACTCCCGCGCAACGTGTCGCCGTTGTTGTCGTTTGCGGTTGATCCGACATTGATAACTTGTTGTGACATACTATTCCTTCGGCAATGCGTACCAACCCTCTGGCAGCGTTATACGGTTCTTGGAGCGAACAGAAACACCGTCAGAACCTTTGACCCAAACCTTAGCCTTAACGTCCTCAGCAAGCCTCACCGGCTCACCGTAGGGGACGTAGACAACGCGAGTCCCACAGCCACAGCTACCCACCAGCACGGTCAATGCGATCCAGCAACTTAGCTTTAAGCTCTGGGTCTTGTTTTGCATCTTCGGCGGTTGGTGGTGTTTTAGCCAGACCAGTCAGCCACTTTAAGAGAGCGGTAACGATCTGCTCGATAACGTTCATTCCGGTTTCTTCTCGGCGTCCTTGGCGGCGATGAGGCCCACACCGGCGGTCACCGCGGCAATGGTTGCAGCGAGATCGACGTTGCTGCTGGGATCGCCGTCGAACAGAGCCTTCAAGGCCCCACCGACTGCGACAAGGATGGCTCCGATACCGGCGAGAGTTGTCTTGGTGTTTTTCATTTCTTGATGGCTTTATACAACGCAACACAGGCCGCAATCAAACCAACCACGGCGGAGGCAAAACGGATCTCGTCGGTGAGCTGGGGCAGCATAGATGCAGACGTTGCTGCTGCTGCCGTGCCCAGCGACAAGGCTAGTCCATTCGTTCCGCCGTGGTTGGTTGCGTCCATATTACTCGGGTTTGTGTTGCGCGGCTGCGGTTTCGAGGATTTCAACGAGCGGCAGTCCGACCTTCATGTTTTGGACGTTGCCGGCCTTCATACCAATGACCAGCAGTTCATAGAGCTGGTTGAATTGCTGGGGAGTGAGTTCGATCTTGATCATGCGGCGGGAACTTTGACGACCGGAGCAGGAGGCGCAACAACAACCGGAGCCACCCACGGCAGCGGCGGAGCGATGATCGGCGGGTTGATCTGGTTCTCGATCTGCTGCGTCACGTTCGCTTCGATGGAAGTCTTATCGACTCCGTTTGCGAAGCACCAATCCAGCACCTGCTGCTCGGTCAGATCCTCGTAAGGCGTGAACGAACCACTCGGCGGAGCGAATGAGGTCGATCCGTAGCAAGTTCCGCTGAACGATTCCTGCGAGCCGTTGCATCGCCAGTCGGCGGTGATGACGACATCGGTGTGAGTGCCTTCGGTCGGCTTAACGAGAAGGCGTTCGATGATCCAAGTGATATTCATGGTGTGATTAGAAAAGGTCGTTCCAAGTGGTTCCGTTGTAGCACTTCAGCTTGTTGCTTGTGCTGTTGTAGTACACATCACCAGCTTCAGCACCAGCAGGATCTGAAGCGAGTGGAACAAAACGCACTTGTCCGGTTGATTTTACAACAGCGCGTTCGACAGGAGTCGTTGAACCAGTTGCAATGACAACGCTTCGAGCAGCACTAGTGCGCGGCTGGATAATCAGGTTTCCAAAATCAGTAAAGTAACCAGAACCGCCTCCATCGGTGTAATAGATGGAACCAGTGTTTGCATTTGAGATGTATGAAGTCCTCGTGCCACCAGCGGTTCCAGTCACGCAAATAGGTCCATACACGCTAATAAAATGCGAAGCAATCGGACTTCCCCCCACGCCCAGCCCCGTGGAGTTCAGGGTCATTCGAGTGCCGCCTGCGCCGTCGTACCAAGAGAACACGCCGTCGGAAGCAATGCGGTATTTCTCAGTATTAGCAGCACCGTTATTCGTAAAGAACCGCATTGCAGCCCTATCGCCATACGTTGCTCCATCATCAAACGTGTCGATCTTAGCGGCAAGACCCGTCATCGAACTGTCAGATGACAGCCAATCGATTGTTCCGTAAACACCACCAACAACAGAAGTTGATGTGTCTTGAATACGGATTGTTGGTGAAACTGAAGCAATTTGTAGAGCAGTCCCCGGACTCGCCGTTCCAATACCCACCCGATTGTTCGTCGAATCAACCTTCAGCGTCGAGGTATCCACCGTCAGATCGCCGCTGATGGTGGCGCTGGCGAGCGTGGCGGAGGGAGAACAAGCGAGGATGTTGTTGATCGAGATGCGCTTGGTCGTACCGGATGCCGCCATCGACGTATCAGAAACGTCGACAATCGGCATCATGTCGTTTGCGGGATCGGCCGTCGTAAGGGCCGTCAGTGCTGTGATCTTAGTGTCTGGCATGGGTCAGTTGGATTGAATTTGAAGTTTGAAATTGTCCTCCTGAAGAACAAAGTCGTTGTTCTCCAAGTCAAGATGATCGGCAGTTCCGAACGTAATAACGAGTTTTCCGCTGCCGTCTTCTTGCAGCACAAAGAAATCGTCCTCTTGCAGAACATCACGGCGAAGCACCGGCGCGTCAGTGCCACCGGCTTGGCCGATAAACAACCGATTGAGTGCTATGCCGAGTGAAATCATTAGGCGCGAGCGTTAAACGCCACCACAGAGCCGCTGGAGATCTGGAAGCCGGTGATGTTGCCCACCAGCGGGGTTCCAGCGGGAATCGTCTTGGAAGTCCACGTTCCGGCAATGCGGTGTCCGGTGATCGACGTGAACACCGTCGGCTCAATCGGGATCAAGCCAGACCAAGCGCCGGTCTGCGCTGCGGTAGTGGTGAACAGCTCGAAGCCTTCTCGGCCCATGCTGTATTCTGTGGAGATGTCTGCTTGAACGGCCATTGTGTTTGATCGGTAGAGGGGAGGTCACCGGAACTTTCCAGCAACCTCCCCAATTTTAACGGTTAACCTTTACGGACTTTCGGTGCTAAGGCTCCCTGCACCCACAGTACGAGCTTGCCTCCTTCTGGGACATTCGCAGTGTTGAAATTGTCGCGTTGGAGAGACGCATCAATATCGGGACCAGCAACGAGCTTAGATTTGCCGTTCTTGTCCACCGCAATGGTAGTAGCGAGACGCATATCCTTAAGGATTAAGCGGTGATCAGAACTTCAGCTTGCGTAGTGTCCGCAGCGGCAGCACCAAACATGATGTCATAAGACGCCATGTGCGAGCGTGTGGCGCGGGAATACCAGACCGAGAGCAAGCAGGACAGACCGTTGTTGGTGGTAACCGTGCGCTGTTCGATGAACTCA